TACAGGGGCTTTGCGTTTGGCTTTGGATTAGCATACTTCTTCTCAAGTTTTGCTACCACCTTTTTACAGTAATCATCCCACAAGGAGATGAAAAGAATGCCGATCTCGCCGCGCTCTCGTTTCTGTGTTCGAAGCTCACGGTTAAGGTCATTTTCCTTAGTGAGCTTAATTAACTTATAGTTCATGCTTTATCTTTAGTGGGAGAAACATCTTCGGTAACAAGAGGAGGCTCAGAAAGGTCCTCTTCCGAGATACCAACTGAAGAAAGATCAAGATCGTTATCCTCTGCGTGATTCTTAACCGCTTCTAGGAGCTTAACCTCCATGGTCTCTACTCCGATTTTAAAAATCCCCTTCATGAAATCATCTTCAGAGAGTTCAGGAGGTTTTACCATCTCCATAAAATTCCTAATCGCCAAGGCTTCTTCTTTATTAAATTTAATTTGTAGTTTCATTCTATCTTTTGACCTCTCGGTTTGTTTTATTTTCCACGACTCAAAGTTTAGTGTTAGTTTTTCTTCCATATCGAATCAAGGTATAATAGTACATGCGAGACACAGTTAACCTAGAAAAATTGAAAAAAAAGAAGCGAGTAAATAGCAAAGCAAAAGGCGGAGCGTTTGAACGCAAGATAGCCAATATGCTTAACGAGCAGTTTGATACCAAGGAGTTCAATAGAACGCCTGGAAGTGGTGCTTTTGCCACTACTCACCAACATCTTCCTGAACATATTACAGTCGCTGGGGACCTAATCACGCCATTAAATTTCAAATTTTGTATTGAATGTAAAAAAGGATACAACGACCAGACAATCTATAGTTTATTCGATTACAATTCAAAGATATGGCAGTTCATTGAACAATGCGAAAAAGACGCTAAAAAATTGGGAAAAGTGCCTATGATAATATATAAACAAGATAGAAAAGACATATTAGTAATAACATATAAAGATATGTTTAGTACTATGATCCCTTCAATAGCAATGTTTAAAGATAATATAGAAACATTAGGGTGTAAATCTTATAATATATATAAACTAAAGGATATAATAGATGATCAAAAAGAAAAGTGGTTCATCAATTAGCTAATAATTTTTCAAGTAGCTGTTGTTGACCCTTTAAGAAGCTAATCATAAGGCTTTGATCATCTCTTTCGGTCTTACCACTAACAGTTTCATTAACTACGGCAAACTCTTCTAAAGCCCCAGAGCTTATAATAATATCAGTTTCCGTATTGGCTGTATCTGCTGTCATTCCTGATCTCATAGTTCGTTGAGAGATATTCTTTTTAGGATCATCTCTGTCAACTAATTTTAATGAGAACCCATCTCCACCTAACTGAAAATCAACAGTGTCTCTAAGTAGCCCCTGTGTATACTTGTTAATAGTTTTCGTATGGGAGGTGACTAAAATTGACTTTTTGTTAAGTCCCATGCTGGTTATAGTGCTATCATGTTTAACACCACCGAGCATCCCTACAGTATAAGCCAGGTTATTTTTTGCATCAATAGCTCTTTGTATTTGGCTGGGATCATTCCCATCGTAGCTCATATGGCTGTACTGTTGAACATTAATAAGCAACCTATTAAGTTCTTCCCTAGCCTTTAATCTAGTTGTTTTGTCCTTTAAATTTTTACGCACATTACCAGTCATGAAGATGGTCTTTAGTGTTTTTTTAGTTGTATCATTAAAACTAAATCTCTCTATGCGATCATCTACTATTGAGTGAAAGGTATCATAATTTAAGTCTAGGATGTTACCATCATCATCTTTCACCAGTGTCATATCAGAAGGCAACAATGAATCAATTACTTCTTTAGTGTTATCTAAGACATCTTTTTGGTATCTTTGAGAACTAGCCAAACCAGCCTGTTGTTCTGATTTATTACTTCCCCACAACCTCTCTTGGACTTTTTCAGCAGTCCCAATGTTGTACTCTTCTAATAAATAAGGAGTATTACCATCGTATACCTCAGGACTCTTTTCAATATCTTTCTTTTTTCTTTTTCTTACTACTCCATCTTTGTCTACATAATGAACTTTTGGAGTGCCTTTTGGAGCAATAACCCCTGCCCTTAGAATAACATCAGATCTTCGTTCAAGTCTACCAGCTTCTCCAATCTTAACTTCGGTAGGATTTTCGTAAGCTTTTACTCCTTCTCCTACCCTGTAAAGAATAGTATCATCAGAAGCTCCTCCAGGGTAGTACATTCTTTCAAATATAGAAGTAAGCACTGGGTCCTTAGCACGTAACTCTCCAATAGTTATTTCTTCTGATCCGTCTTCAAGCCCGATTTTTTTTGCACCCTTATCGGCCTTTTTTTTATCTCTAAACAAATCAACTATATCGTCTGCATAACCAATACCCTTTTCCTTTGCTACAGGAAAGGACATATCTGAACCTATGTCCATCTTAGACGATTGTACTTCTCTAAGTTTGGTTATAAGCTCCATAAAGTCTTGGAATTTTTCAGGGGTATTTGTTAACCTATCAAAATCCTCAAACAGGTCAGATAAATCAGCACCTTGAATATCTTCAGCGGAGTCCAAGTCTCTAAACCTTCTAAGCTTGACCATAGCTGCTGCGAATTTTCTACTGTCTTGGTTTAGCTCTTTATCCATCCAACCAACTAAATCATTAAGAACAGCCTCTTTTAATAGATCATCTTTTTCATTTATTAATGCTCCGAATATGGAGGCCCCTACTATGCCAGTCTCAAACGCAGGCCCTCTAACAGAATTAAGCTCATTAGCATTGTACGATCTGGGGACTTCTTGTATTTCAGCACCGCATCTCTTCTGAGCTTCCTGAGACACGTAAGAAAGAAAGCTATTCTCAGGTATGACAATACCTTCTGCATTACCATCACTCCCAGGCCCTGTTAAAAATACAAGCTTCTTACCCCTCTTCATAACTTTTTGGCTTAAAGCGTCACACTTACCTCTCGAATCCTCTGGATTTTTTGGCCCAGCCAACTCAGTTAATGCCGTAATCGAATCCAATGCCCTTGCTATAAAGTCTGGGTCTCTTACAATCTCAACAAAATCTAACCCAGTATCAGGATTAAGTCTTGCAGTTGCGCCTTCCCTTAGCACACGGGATATAGATTGACCCGCATCTCCAGTAATAAAGGTATTAATTGCGTTTGGAGAACTATAACCTTCTGATGCAGGAGTTTTTCCTTTTGCTTCTCTTTTAATATACCCAGCAAAATATTCTTTCACACCAGCACCCCTAGCCATTTCCGAAATACCTCTAGCGTCCTGATTAAGTTTTGTCATAGACGCAGCGATTCTTTGCATAGCATTTTCTACCGTTTCAGAAATGTCCCCCTCAGGAATCATCGCCATGATGGCTTCTTTTAGTTTCGCCCCTGGCATATTTTGAATAGCCTCTAAACTAGCCCCTCCTAAAGCAGCCTGCATATTGGAAGACTGATCACCCATGTAATAATTTAATAATTCTTGGTACGCTTTTGGATAATATTGTTTTAATTGATCTACAGTCTGCCCTTGAGATTGGTGTTGGTTATATATCGCCTTAATTACTATGGGTTTTTCGCCACCTGAATTAGTTGCAAGAGTTTGACCCAACTTACTACGAGAATTAACCTCTGCTTTCCAGTAATAGGGTGCATTTTCTGCCTCCCTTGCTGATTGATTCGCTTCTGTTTTTTCCGTGTCTGCTGCATTAAAATCAGCCGTAAAAAGCTTTAAAGCTGCTTCATTATCTTGCGTTGCTGCTTTTTCCTGGTCTTTTTGGGTATCCGTTTTTTTACTTTCCTCCTCCTTCTCTAAAAGCACAAGCTTACGCTTCTTTAGACGGGAGTAACTTTCAAGTAATTGATCAAAGTAGTTCATGTTATATCATAGCCAAAAAAGAAACCCAACCCGCATACAAACGAGTTGGGTTTTTAACTTATTGAAGTGAGGACCTCACCATCTCAGATTAAAGTGGAGCGATATTACCACCAGCATTCTCTGAAGTGTGGAAGAAGTCGTAACGGAAGGTCATTTCTAAGGTATGAAATTCGTTTGTACTGTAGTTGTATTCGCCATGAGTAATGTTTTTAGGGTAGCATCCAAACAGCTTAATCTCGTTTCGAATATCTCCCTTCCCATCAAGCTGAAGAATAGATAGAGTACCTTTAAAAGGAGCCTGTAAGCCAGCAGTAGGCGCACCTGTTTCAGTGACTTGCCCAGACCCCAAAACCCCAGTTACTGGATTGTAAACCGATGAGAAGTAAGAGAATAAAAGCTTATCAACTTTTGTTTGCTGTAGGTTATCAAAGGTAACTACTAACTCCTCCATGCTTGGTCTTCCAGGATAGTAAACCTTGTCATTAACTCGATTAACTTCGATATCTTCAACACTCATACCAATACCATTAACTTGTTTGGCAGCTAAAGTAAGTGGCTTTACCTGATCTCCAAGCTTATCTAGTCCAGCCTTAGCAAACGTGATCTCCCACTGATATGCTCTAACCGAGTCTAAAGAAGTAGAGATTGTAGGCCTACTTTGTTTTGCAAGATCACGCTCTGCGCCATCCTGACTATTTGCTGTATAAAATTTTGTCTGTGCCATAGTTTATTTTCCTATTTATTTTTTAGAACTGAGCGCCCTGATTTGTGATATTCAACTCGAATATTAGAATCTCAGCAGTCTTTGTAGGCTTAATCATAATCTTGCACCAAAGCTCGTTACGATCAACCCGTACAGGAGTATTTACTGTCTCATCACAGATAACCCTAAATTCTTGTATACCCCGTCTGTTTTGGATATCCTCAAAGAAGGGAGTAATTAGATTAGAAATAGCCTCTTGTGTAATCTTATCGTTGGGCTCAAAGATGAATCTTTGTGTAGAAACTTCAATGGTTCTCTTAATGAAAATCATTAATCGTCTAACATTAATTCGATCTAACGCAGTAGGTTCTCTCTGAGTAGTTCTTTGTCCAAAGATCGTAATACCTTGTTGGGCAAAGTTAACGATAGGGTTAACAATATTCCCTCCACTGTACATAGAATCTCTATCTCCACGATTTATGGAGACCTCTAATTCCGTAGGCTTAGTTAGCTTACCTCTTTGGAATCCTGCGGGAGCAAACCAAAGCTCTGAAACTGAATCTGTGAACCCCATTTGCCTTATAGCGAAGATTGAAGGATCAAGCCAGATATCTTTTGCTAAGTATGACTGGAATACCTTAACTTGTGGGTAGTACAGAGCAGCGTAAGAACTATTAAGAGGTGAGCTTCTATAGCTAGTTAAGCCATTACTGTAATCAATAGCATCCTGAACTCCGCCGAGACCGTAAGGTGTTCCAAGAACAGCCAAGAAATCACCAGTAGTGGCGGCTAAAGTTACTAAGTTATTTTGAACATTCTCAGTAGTAATTCCAGGGACCGCACCTAAAGTGATTGGAACAAGATCATCATTCAAAGCCTGCATGCCCGTTCTAGTTGGTGCTGTTTCCCCTACCAAAGCTGCCGTCTCATCAGATCCGCCTGTACCGACTCCGTTAGTTCCTCCAACAAGACCAGTTGTTCCAGACCTAAACTTAGCGAAACGAGTGTCTAACTGCGCTGCCGCTACGGCTGCTACGCTAGTACTTAGAACAACATTAGTGGGAGCGGCAGGAGTGCCCCCTTGCCTATAGATGCCTGCTACTGTAATCGCTCCTCCAGAACCTAAGACTCCACCTGCAAGACCAGTAACTCGGTTAGCGTAGTTGGTAAGCTTAGTAAAGGTCGCGTTGGTGTTGTTGTGGTAGATGTTTCCTTTAATAAAGTTGGAAACCACATTATCAGTTTCGTTTGTGTTAATTACATCTTCAACAAAAGCCCCAGAGCCGACCAAAGAAACTTTAAAACTCTCTGCCGTAGCTCCTTGATCATTAACATTTAGCGTATTATTTCTATCACCTAAAGCATTAACAGTAATTGAATTTCCTATTGTATCCCCAGCAGTGGTGGTAGATAAGTTATAGGCTGCTCCTTCATATAAGGATTCAGTCAGATAACCCAGGCCCGAAGTAGCAGAACCATCTAAGAACGACCACCCCGTAATTGAAACAGAGTTGAATCCTGACGCACCTCCAAGAATATTTCCATCAGCAGGGTTAATCCCAGAGACACCACTAGCCGTACCGTGTTGGGTTAAGGGCATGAGTGGGTAAGTTGGTACAGTATAACTTGAATCAGAGTATGCTGACACAGTTAAAGTTGCTCCTGACCCTGCGAAGTTACCTACAATATAATTTCCAACACCTGAGAAGATTGTAGAGTCTACAGCAGAGGACTCATAGTAAG